CGTATCAATATTATTTACAGATGATACGTGATGTAACAGGATTAAATGAAGCAAGAGATGGAACTGCAATGGATAAGAACTCACTTGTAGGATTGCAAAAGATGGCTGCTAACGCGTCCAATGTTGCTACTAGACATATTAATCAGTCTAGCCTTTATTTAACGCTTAAACTAGCCGAAAACATTGCTCTTAAAATAGCAGATGCTTTAGAATTTCCACTTACAAGGAGTGCATTACAAAACTCTATATCAACGTTTAATATAAAAACTTTAGACGAAGTTATTAATTTAAACTTGCATGACTTTGGAATATTTTTAGAGTTAGAGCCAGACGATGAAGAGCTAGCGCAGCTTGAGGCAAATATACAAGTTTCACTACAGCAAGGTAGTTTAAATTTAGAAGACGCTATAGATTTAAGACAAATAAAAAATCTTAAGCTAGCAAATCAAATGCTTAAAATAAAGCGTAAAGCAAAAGCTAAACAAGATCAAGCTAATCAACAAGCCAACATTGCAGCTCAAGGGCAATCTCAGGCGGATACGGCAGAAAAAACCGCTATGGCTGAAGTTCAAAAGCAAGAAGCTATAATGAGCTCTAAAGTACAATTTGAGCAGGCTACGAATCAAATGGAAATACAACGTATGGAAATAGCAGCGCAATTAGAAGCGCAAAAAATGCAGACAAAGTTCCAGTACGATATGCAGCTTAAGCAATTAGATGTTCAAACAATTCAACAAACAGAAGGAGCAATTGAAGATCGTAAAGATAAACGTAGCAAAATGGAAGCTACACAACAAAGTGAATTAATAAGCCAAAGAAAAAACGATGGCCTACCTATAGACTTTGAAAATCAGCCTGAACAAGGCATGGAAGCTTTCATGTAGAAAGTAACAACTATTTAATTATATTATATTATGTCAGAAACAAAAACAAATGAACCTGTTAAACAGGAAGGTGAGTTTAAATTAAAAAAGAAAACTCCAAAAAAATTAGGAAAGCAAAACAATGAGCCCGTTAAGGTAAACATAAAAGAACCTTTAATTGAGCTAGAACCAGACGTTAAAAAAGTAGTAATACCTAAACAAGAAGAAGAAGATGCCATTCAAATCGGAGAAACAGAGAAGGTACCTGTGGAAGAACCATCCGGAGATAGCGCAGAGGTGGGAGAACCTGTACAAGAGTCCAACGAGGATGTTGAAGGGTTTTCTCCAATCAAAGAAGTCGAAGTAAAAAAAGTTGAAGCAGAAGTTAAAGAAGCTTTAAGAGACGAGAAGGTATTAGGCAAACAATTACCGGAAAATATTGAAAAGCTAGTTTCGTTCATGGAAGAAACAGGTGGGACAATAGAGGACTATACAAGACTTAACGCTGACTACTCAAAGATAGACGACGTTACATTGTTAAAAGAATATTACAAAAAAGAAAAGCCTTATTTAGAAGGCGAAGATATAGATCTCATTTTAGAAGACTTTGTTTATGACGAAGACGTTGATGAGGAAAAAGATATGCGCAAAAAGAAAATTGCGTTTAAAGAAGAGGTTGCAAAAGCCAAAGGCTATTTGGAAGAAACTAAGAGTAAATATTACGACGAGATCAAGTTGAGACCGGGCGTTACTCAGGATCAACAAAAAGCTATGGACTTTTTTAACCGATATAACAAGCAGCAAGAACAAGCTGAGCAACAACACGCACAATTTAAAGAAAGTACTAAACAGCTTTTTAATAACAATTTCGAAGGTTTCGATATTAAAGTTGGAGAAAAGAATTATAAGTATAACATTCAAAATCGTGATAAAGTTGCAGAAAACCAATCAAACATTAAAAACCTTGTCGGGAAGTTCCTAGACGCTGAAGGTAATGTTACAGATGCAAAAGGTTATCACAAAGCTATGTATGCCGCTGACAATGTAGACAAGATTGCCGCTCATTTTTATGAGCAAGGAAAAGCAGATGCTGTAAAAGAGGTTGTAAGCAATTCAAAAAACTTAAGTAGTACCAAAGCTAGGTCAACTCAGGGTGAAGTGTTTATAAACGGCTTAAAAGTTAAAGCAATTTCAGGCGCTGATTCTACAAAACTAAAAATTAAAACAAAAAAATTTAACTAAAAAAAATTAAAAATTATGGCTGCAATACCAGTGAGTCCAGTATTTGGATCAATTCTCCCAAGTCAAAAACAACAGACTTTGGAATCAAACTATCTAAATTTTACAGATGGTACAAGTGATTTTGCTCAGCAATATTTACCAGAAATCTACGAAGCTGAGGTAGAGCGTTACGGAAACCGTACGTTATCTGGATTTTTAAGAATGGTTGGCGCTGAAATGCCAATGACTTCTGATCAAATAATTTGGTCTGAACAAAACCGTTTACACATTTCTTACGAAGACGTAGTATCTAACGCGGCTGGAACAACTTTAACAATTGCACAATCTGCAAATGTTCAATGTGTCATCAGCGATAATGCTACTTTAGTTGTAATGGATCCTGTAGCAGGCACTGAGCTTAAGTGTTTTGTAGAAAGTAAAGCAGGAACTATTGGAAATAGCGGGAATGTTGTTTTAACTATTAAGCCATATACTCAAGCTACTTTAGATAGCGCAGGTGCTGGCGAACCAGATTTAGCTGATAAATCAGATTTAAAAGTATTTGTATACGGTTCTGAATACAAAAAAGGTAGTGGAAGCACGGATTACGATCCTGTGTCAGTGACTCCTCAGTTTACACAATATTCAAACTCTCCAATCATTATTAGAGATCGTTACCAAATTAATGGTTCTGATACTGCTCAAATTGGATGGGTAGAAGTTGCTACTGAAGATGGAACAGGCGGATACTTATGGTACTTAAAAGCTGAGTCTGAAACAAGACTACGTTTTGAAGATTACTTAGAAATGTCAGTTATTGAAGGCGAATTGAAAGGTGGTGGATCTACGGTTAGCGTTAAAGGTACGCAAGGTCTTTTCTCTGCTATTGACGAAAGAGGTAACACTGTAACAGGTTTTACTGCTGCTAATGCAGGAGATCAACTTGCTACTTTTGACAATATCTTAAAAAATCTAGATACTCAAGGTGCTATTGAAGAGAACATGCTTTTCTTAAACAGAGCTACTGCTTTAGATTTTGATGATATGTTAGCTAGTATTTCTGCTGGAAGCAATGGTGGTACTGCTTATGGTTTATTTGAAAACTCTGAAGAAATGGCTTTAAATCTTGGATTTAGCGGTTTCCGTAGAGGATCTTACGATTTCTACAAAACAGATTGGAAATATTTGAACGATGCTTCCACTCGTGGAGCTGTTGCTAAATCTGGAATTGACGGTGTGTTAGTGCCAGCTGGAACTTCAACTGTTTACGATCAAATCTTAGGAACTAATATCCGTAGACCATTCTTACACGTACGTTATAGAGCTTCACAAGCTGACGACAGAAGAATGAAAAACTGGATTACTGGTTCTGTAGGAGGAGCTTACACTTCAGATTTAGATGCTATGCAAGTGCATTTCTTATCTGAAAGATGTTTAGTTGTACAAGCTGCGAATAACTTCGTGCTTTTCAAAGGAGCGTAATTCAAACAAATGTAATTTTTACCCTCGTTGAACTGACGGGGGTAATTATTACTCTTATTAACTATTTAATTTTATTATATTATGGCTAAAAAAGCTAAAGCAGAAGAAATTGTTGAGGTTGCACCTCAGCCGGTTGCGCAGAAAACTGCAGAACCAAAACAACCAGCTAAACCAAGCTGGGAAATAAAAGATAGAACATATCTATTAAAAGGCAGTAAAACGCCTATAACTTTTACGTTAAATTCAAGGCATACTCATAGGTATCCATTACTTTGGTTTGACAAAGAAACAGCCACTCAAAAAGAACTAAGATACGCTGTAAACCAAAACTCTCCTTTAAAGCAGGAGCAAAAAGGTGAATCAACTTTAGGACATATAGTTTTTAAAGAAGGTATATTAAGAGTACCTAAAGAAAGACAAAACTTACAAAAACTTCTTTCTTTGTATCACCCTAAAAAAAATATATTGTACTACGAATACAATTCTATAGAAGTTGCAGAGGATGAGCTTGACTATTTAGAATACGAAATTGATGCTTTAAATATGGCTAGACAAATAGATATTGATCAAGCCGAAGCAATTTTAAGAGTTGAATTAGGTTCTAAAGTGTCTAAAATGAGCTCAAAAGAGCTTAAAAGAGATTTAATGTTATTTGCTAAAAAACAACCTCAATTGTTTATAGAATTAGCTAGTGATGACAATGTTCAGCTTAGAAATTTTGCAATACGAGCTGCTGAAGCTGGTATTATTAATCTTTCTCAAGATCAAAGAACGTTTATATGGGGAGCGAATAATAGAAAATTAATGAATGTTCCATTTGACGAAAACCCTTATTCAGCCTTTGCTGCTTTCTTGAAAACAGATGAAGGTGTTGAAATCTATAAATCTATAGATAAAAAACTATAAAAACAAGTAATACTATATAAAGGCGGTTTCGGCCGCTTTTTTAGTATATAAAAATAAACAAATGGTAAATATAAATACAGTATATGTAACAGTCTTGTACGTATTAAACAAAGAGCAAAGAGGTTATGTAACTCCAGCAGAGTTTAATAGTTTAGCTACTTTAGTGCAAGAAGAAATATTTGATTCGTATTTTCCTGATGGAAATCAATTAAACCGTCAAAACCAAAACAATACTCAAAATAGTACGGAGTTCTTTAACATGTTCAAAGATACCTCCTACAAACTACATCCCTTTGAAAAAAATGCTAGTTTCACTTATAATACATCTAGCAATGGTTGGGAATATCAAGGAACAGGTACTATATATAAAATAGGTGACATAATATCAACTTACGGAGATCAGCCTTTATATGAATCAATTACAGAGTTAGTTAGCAAGTCTGATTATAATAAAATAACAAGATCAAAACTTACAGCTCCAACCAAGCAATATCCTCTATGCACAGTTGGGTCAGGGTCTAATGGTTTTAATTTAATGCAAATTTATCCCAAGCCTGATACCGTAATTGTAAATAGTTTATTTAAACCTACATCTCCTAAGTGGGCGTTTACAGTTGGATCACTTGGCCAATATTTATACAGCTCAACCACTTCTATAAACTTTGAGCTAGACACATCTGAGCAAAATAATATAATAATAAATATACTAAAGTATGCAGGAGTTATTATAAATGACCCTACAATCATACAAGCTGCGGCACAAGAAGCTCAACAAACATCCATCAACGAAAAATCATAATAACAAATGGGTTTAATAACTGAAACAAATCAACAATATTATCAAGGGTCTCAAGGCTTCTTATCTACAGGGGATAGCTCTCAAGTATACCCAACTACATTTGATACAGATTTAGTTCTTGGCGACTGGAATCCAGCTAATGTAAATTATGCTTTAAATAATTTTAAGCTTTACACAAGCTCTAACGGTTTACCTGGCACGTATGATGAGTACCTATTAGAGTATGCTATTGCAAATAACGTAATAGATATTACGGCTACATTGCCGGTTGGCACCTTTGTTGCTGTTCAACTAAAAGTTTTAACAGGAGGCAAGTACGGTCAAACAGAAGCTGAAAAAGCTTATGGGGATACGGTAGAAGATAATTATGGAAGCTATGAATACATAAAGCTAACAGACGCTATAGACAATTTTATGGTTGGCTATGTAGGAGATGGTAAACTAATAC